TTATAATTTGCTTATTTTTTGAATGATGTTATCAATTAAATCTGCGCCATCTTCATTTAGAGGAGATCTATCAAAGGCCATAAAATATTTATATTTTGAAGGACCGCTATATGTGGACCACAAAGTGCCCAATTCTAGCTTTTTCTTAGTATCATCACCATCTAAATGTTCGCCTTTAGTCTCAACAAGAATTATATTACTACCATTTGTCTCAATGATAAAGTCAGCATAATGATTTAGATAGCCATTTAGTGCAAATTCGTTTCTATCCAAATTTCTATGCCACCATTTAACGTTTGATAGAGACGATCTTGAAGAAGGTTACTATTCCAATCACGACCTTCCGGCAACGACCGAACAGGCGGTAATTATGCTCGTCAGCCATTTCTACGAAAGTAGGGATGGCTCAACGGGCGGCTTTTTCGGAGATAACGTTCAAGCCGGACAGCAAGTGTGGAACACGGTCAATCTGCTTTTACGATTGGATAGAAATTGGAAGGTGTGATTTATGAGCTACGGAAAGATGAATAAGTTTGCTGAGATCGTGCGCCCGACAAAGCAGAAGGATAGTGAGGGTTTCGTTACGGAAGGAGATGTGGTACTTGTCTCGATACGTGTATATAAAGAGGGTAGGCACGGATCTGAACGCTGGGCGAACCTTGCGGCTTTCTCGGTGGCAACCGACCTGTTTCGCTTTCGATGCATTCCAGGTCTTGAAATAACCGCCTCGGACGTAATCGTCTGCGAAGGCAGTCGCTATGAAATCACTTCAACGGAAGACGTAAAGGGCAGGGGCATGTATACGGAAGTTCTCGCAAAGAAGGTGGAGGGAACGAATGGCTAAAGCGCAAATACAGATGCCGGATGAGTTTCTTTTGAAACTGTCGAGACTCGGCAATGAAACGGACGAGATAGCGGGAAAAGCCCTGAAAGCGGGTGGTGAAATCATTCTCGAAAAGACGAAGAGCAACCTTCAAAACAGTATCGGAAAGGATACGAAAACAAAGAGTCGGTCTACCGGGGAACTCGTATCCGCTTTGGGTCTGTCTGGGGTAAGGATAGACAGAGAGGGTAATAGTAACATCAAGCTCGGTTTTGATGAACCGAGAAAGAATGGGGACAGCAATGCTAAAATCGCCAACATTCTCGAATACGGAAAGGTGGGGCAACCTCCCAAGCCGTTCTTGAAACCCGCCACGAAAGCCGTAAAATCGGCCGTGGTGCAAAAGATGGAGGCTACGCTTACGGAGGAGATAAACAAGCTATGAGTATTCTTGAAGAATTAAACTCTTTGATAGAACCATTGGGTATTCCTATCGAGACGGGTGTATTTACGGGTAAAGTCCCGGACGCATATATTGTGCTGACCCCGCTTTCCGATGAGTATGCCTTGCATGCGGATAACCTTCCAAATAGCGATATTCAGGAAGTAAGACTCTCTATCTTTACGAAAGGAAACTACATGCAAATCAAGAATAAAGTTCTTAAAACTTTGCTTAAGGCAGAGTTCACGATAACCGACCGAAGATATCTCGGTTTGGATACCGAAACAGGATATCATGGGTATTCCATAGATGTTCAAAATAATTATGAAATGGAGGATTAAAACATGGCAACTATAGGTTTGGATAAACTTTACTATGCCAAAATAACGGAAGATGCCAACGGCAATGAAACCTACGGAACACCGATTCAACTTGCAAAGGCTATCTCGGCAGACTTGTCGGTGGAACTCAACGAGGCAACGCTCTATGCCGATGACGGGCAAGCGGAAGCGGTCAAAGAGTTTAAGAGTGGGACGCTATCGCTTGGGGTTGACGATATAGGGCAATCGGTGGCAGCAGACCTTGTCGGAGCGACTGTTGACAACAACGGCGTTCTTGTATCCGGCGGTGAAGATGCTGCGTCTCCCGTTGCTATCGGGTTCCGAGCGAAAAGGGCAAATGGCAAGTATAAATATTACTGGCTTTACCGAGTTCTGTTCGGTGTCCCCGCAACGAACCTGGCAACGAAGGGCGATAGCATTACTTTTTCGACGCCTACCATCGAGGGGACAATATTCAGACGAAATAAACTCGATGGTCAAAACAAACACCCCTGGAAAGCCGAGATAACGGAAACCGCATCCAATGCCGGGGTTGTGGAGTCTTGGTACAATTCTGTATATGAACCGACATATACGTCTCAAACGGGAGGTAACGACTAATGGACGAGAGAAGTGCTGTGATCAATATCGGCGGTGAGGAGTTTGAGTTACTCCTAACGACTAAGGCGACGAAAGAGATAGCAAAGCGCTATGGCGGGCTTGATAAACTCGGCGATAGGCTCATGAAAAGTGAGAACTTTGAAGAGGCTATAGGCGAAATCGTGTGGCTAATAACCACGCTTGCCAATCAGCCGATTTTGATTTTTAATTACAAAAACAAAGGGAGCGAGAAAAAACTTCTGACGGAGGACGAAGTGGAACTCTTGACTACTCCCACGGACTTGGCGAATTACAAGACCGCCATTACCGAGGCGATCTACAAAGGAACGAAAAGAAATATAGAGAGTGAGGAAACGGCCTCAAAAAACGTGAAAAGCGAGTAAGCGATGACGAATTGTTTACTCGTCTTTTATATCATGGTCTTTCGCATTTACATCTTTCGCAAGACGAAGTTTGGCTGATGCCCTTCGGGCTACTCCTTGACCTTTGGGAGTGCGATAAGCAGTACAATGGCATAACGAAACCCAAGGTGGAAGTATTCATCGAAGATATTATCCCGGAAGATGTGTAAAATCGCTAAAATTGCATATAATAATTTTAGATAAAACTATTGACAAAATCGCTAAAATTGCATATAATAATTTTAGATAAAATTAGGAGGTGCAATT